TATAATAAGGTTATAGGAGAAAAATGTCTAACCCATCAAATTTATATGCAGAAAAGATATACTCTGAGCATCCGCTAGTTTTGTGGGCACTAGACGACAAACTTGACTATAAGAGTTTAATATCTGAAGCCCAGCGCAGTCTTTCAACCTTCTGGACACCAACAAACGCTACGCTTGCAGCATCTTCTGAAGATTTAAATGAACCTTTTGTAGACAGTCACTTGTCAAGAATTAGAGTTAATGTCCCTGTATCAGAAACTCTTGAAGCATCAATAATTAGTCCTAATATTCTTAACCTTAACACTCTTGCAGATCTTGGAACATTTACTATCGGATCATATTTTTATTCAAACAGTTTATTTTTACAAACAGTGTCAATAGGTTATGAGTATACAGACCCAGCCACATCAACCGTAGTCCAAAATTTAAAAACTTTTACCAGTACACTTTATCAAAAATGGGGATTCATTTCTGAAACTTTTGAAATACCAAACGTATCTGCACAACTAAGGATCGTATTTAAAATTAAGGTTTTTGAAGGATCAAATGAAGTTGAAGATAACGAATTTTATATCAATGGTATTACTTTGGGGCAATGGAATGAAGAATTCAATACTTATTCTTTAAACGGAATAACAGAAACTACAGTTCCAACAGACATAAGTATTTATGGTGGATACGATGCAGTAGAAGCGCAGGCATATGGAGTAGCAGAAGATTCTGGATACTATATTACTGAGGGTGGATTAAAATGTAAAAATGCTGGCGTTCCATTAGTTTATGGTGCAAGTGGAGTTACAAGATTAGAGCCAAATACTGACGCATCTTTAATTATTCCAGGAAAAGGATTTTTAAATAAAAAAGGGCAGTACAACGACTACACTATTGAATTTTGGGCAAGAGTAGCAGCAAACACCTTTACACCATTTAAAATATTTGGACCAATATCTTCAGAAGATGGCTTATATGTTGAAGATGGATTTTTAACATTAGTTATTGGTGATCAGTTTGCATCACATTTCGTAGGCGAATGGTTTAGACCAATGCTTATTCATATTCGTTTAATTAAAGATTCTGCATCTTTGTTAGTTAATGGAGAAGAAGTATTGTCATTATCTTTAGATACCGCCAGTTTAACTCTTCCAGAAGAACTTGATAATAACGGAGATAGTCAAGACTGGTTAGGGTTTTATTCAAGTAATAATGTATATCCTTTTGAACTTGATTGTGTTGCTATATACTCTTATCAAGTTCCAGTTACAGTTGCAAAACGTAGATGGGTCTATGGACAAGGAGTTATTTCTGCAGAAGGAATTAACTCATCTTATGGTGGAACTACCGCGTTTATAGATTATTCATTTGCAGACTACACTGCAAACTACAACTATCCAGATTTTGCTGGTTGGGATCAAGGCAGTTTTGATAACTTAGCAACTACTCAAACAAGTTTAAGAACACCAGAGTATACTTTGCCAGAAATATTTTTAGGCACTAAAACATTGCAAGAGTTGTACGATGACAATAAAGGCGCACAGGATAATGAGTCTGGACCAGTTATTACTGATAAATTTTTATCATTTAGACCTAACAACACCTGGAACTCTATTGAGTCATATATAAATTTTTCAAGGTTTAATTTATTATCAAGCGAAGTTGAAAGTTGTTACGGAGTATTTAGTTCTCACAACCTAGCATCAGATGAAATATTATTTAAAATATACAATCCTCTAAACAATAACTACTTTACAATTCTTAAAGATGGAAACTTAATTAAGTATTCTTTGACCTATAATGGAACCACACAGTTATTATTTACCTCTAGCGCAATTTCTGCTAACAACCTTTTTGCAGTTGGGTTTAACATAAAGACATTGTCAGAAAAATTTGGCAGCAACGTAAGTTCATTTTTTGGAAATCAAAGTTCCTTAAAAATGTACGTGTGTGGAGACGATTCTGGAGAGTTTACTTTTACTGGAAGACTTTATTCTGTAGGGTTATCTACAACCTTAAACTCTACAAAAATAGTAGATTATGTTGATAGTAACGGATTTATTGAATTAGACAAGGGGCAAGAATTAATTGATCACACTGCCAGTTACACAATACTTCCATCAGAGGCATATGAAAAATATTTCTTAGACATAGGTGTTGCTGGGTATTGGCAAGACTATCTTCCGCTTTCTTATTTTGCTCAATTTGTAAAGAATAGCAGTGGACAAGAATTTTACGAAATAGACTTTTTACAATTTAACCTGGGATATCCAACAACAACCACTTTAGAGCAGGAATCTGGGGCATCGTCTTATTATTATAATACAGACGAGGCACAAATAAAAAGTTATGTAACATTTCAATATGTTGCAGATGGGGCTAATATTCCTACCTCTTTTGCTAATGAAGAAACGCCAGACGAATACAAAGTTCTTGACTTAAATAATTATGAAGATTGGGAAACTACAAGGTTTGAGGTATTAAATAACACATTAATTTATCCAATTAAGTCGGTAGATTTTAATCAACTTGCAATTGTCTATAGCCTTGAGTTTAACAGTCGTGGAGTTTTAACAAAACCTATTTTATTAAATAAATTACAACTAGCATCTCAAGCATTTAATGACAACTCTTTTAATCCTGTGGGAACTAGGTTTGGAGTAGACCTGTTTCCATATAAAAAGAATGGCATTTATTTTGACTATAAGTCTAAAAACCCATTTAGCATATACAAAGAAAGCACCCCATACTTATATCTAACAAAAACATCTGGAATTGAAGTTCGTGGTGAAATTAACATTTTAGAAAATCGTGGACTAACCCTACCAATTAATAAAGAATTAGCAACAGACTATAAGGTAAGTGCTATGCAGTTATGGCTAAGATATGATCAAGATGCGTTTCCAGCAACAGCAACAGAGATTTTTGAAATTAATCACAAGAGCGGAACTCTTAAGTTTTACTTACAGGCAAACAGCGCAGACCTAGATAGGGGCAGAGTGTTTGTTTTAAACCAAAACGGCGTTCCTTATAATGGTGTTGGATTTTATTTAAATGGAAGTCTGGTCAGAGAGCCAGTGTTGTCTCTTAAAGAGTGGTCTTCAATAGGTATAGCATTTTTGACTTCCCTTGTTTATAATTCATATCTTGGAAGCATAAACTTGACGGGACCAATATTATTTAATAACATTGCCTATTATCAGGCAAACAGCCTACAAGAGGTTGAAAGTAGAACATTTAGGCCGTGGTTCCAGGTATTAACAGACGGCATTACAACAAATGACTGGCAGTTCTGGTTTAATAACTTTACTTGGGACGGCATGTTAGTAATAGGATCATCAGAGTTCTATGGTATTAATCCATCAGATATTTATAAAACATATATAGGCACAAATAAAATAATCGTTGATGACGGAGAAGGATTGGTTTACCAGCCTGAAAAATTAAATGTATATGCAGAAGTAGAGTGGTCAACTAACGTATCTACACCAGTATAATCTGCTATACTTGTGGTTATGGAATCTTTAATTAACCCAAAAACTGGTAAACCTTATGTTAAAAATGTACGTCGTCAGGTAATAGATAAGCATTATGACTGGGGTCTTTACGTATATAAGAAATCTAATGGTAAATGGTTTACAGACGACGAAGGATCAGTTTTAAATATACCGTCCGACCGTGGGGATCTTTCAAAAATTGCAGAATTAAAAAAAGTTGCAATGCATCACGGAGATGATGGACTTGGTAAGGCTGTATTTGTTCCAGGGCTAACCCAGGTTAGTGAAGAAGAATATTCCGAGCAAAAAGCAAGATTAAAAGAAGGATTAATTCCTTCAATGAATGATTTAGGTGCTTGGCATGCAGCACAACAAACATTAGAAAAGCATGGAAGAGGGGCAATGGATGAGTGAAGAACAGTATATCCGTGCAAGTCTTAATACAGAAGAAAAAGAAGACAATATTTTTAAATCACACGATCCCTTTAATAAAAGTTGGGATGTTTTAAAAGATTACGTTGGACTTGATCAAAACTTTCGTCGTAGAACAACACGCAATTTAACAAAGTATGCTGCTCCAGAATTTAACGCTGCTTACTTAGATGCAGCAAACGCAACACCATCTGGAGTGAATGCTGGATCAAAACAAATCAATCCTGGCACGGTATATAGAAATGGCTACGGACTATTTGACGTAATCACTCCTCCATATAACATGTATGAGTTAGCCAACTTCTATGACACATCATTTGCTAATCATGCTGCTATTGATGCTAAGGTAGAAAATGTTGTAGGTTTAGGATATCGCTTTGATATTTCAGATAGAACGCTGTTAAGGTTTGAAATGAATGAAGATGCAAGTGCGGTAGACCGTGCTCGTAATCGTATTGAAAGAGCCAAGATTCAACTACGTGATTGGCTAGAAAATTTAAATGATGATGACAGTTTTACAAAAACAATGGAAAAGGTTTACACAGACCTTCAGGCAACGGGTAATGGATTTATTGAAGTAGGTAGAACAACTGCTGGAGAGATTGGTTATGTTGGACATATTCCAGCAACTACCGTTCGTATACGACGCTTGCGTGATGGTTTTGTGCAGATTATTGGTCAAAAGGTGGTTTACTTCAGAAACTTTGGGGCAAAGAATGCAAATCCTATGGGGACAGATCCACGTCCCAATGAGATTATTCATTTAAAAGAATACTCACCTTTAAACACATTCTATGGTATTCCAGATATTATTGCAGCAATGCCATCCCTTATCGGAGATCAACTTGCATCTCAATATAATATTGACTACTTTGAAAACAAGGCTGTTCCAAGATACGTTGTAACCTTAAAGGGTGCAAAACTTTCAGGTGATGCTGAAGATAAAATGTTTAGATTCTTACAAACTGGACTTAAGGCTCAGTCACATAGAACTCTTTATATCCCGCTTCCTGGAGATACAGAGGGAAATAAAGTTGAGTTTAAGATGGAGCCAATTGAAAACGGTATCCAAGATGGCTCATTTAAAGAGTATCGTAAACAAAACCGTGATGATATTCTGATTGCTCATCAAGTTCCTATTTCAAAACTAGGTGGTGCAGATTCTGCAGGTATTGCAGCAGCACTTTCTCAAGACCGTACATTTAAAGAGCAGGTATCTCGTCCAGCACAAAGACATTTAGAGAAGGTTGTAAACAAGATTATTAGAGAAAAGACAGACATTCTTGAACTTAAGTTTAACGAATTAACTTTGACTGATGAAATTGCACAATCTCAAATTCTTGAAAGATATGTAAAGACTCAGGTTATGACTCCAAATGAGGCTCGTGAAGCGTTAGACTTGCCACTAAGAGCAGATGGAGATCAGCCATTTGTTATGTCTCCAAGACAAGCAACTGATGCTAGAGCAAATTTAGCAGGGGATCGTCAAAGAGATTCAGAAAGAACAAATAACAATTCTGATTCACCAACTACAATATCTGGACGAAATGCACAGGGTGAAGGTAGATCGTCTCAATAATTGAGAAACTTCTTTAAAGCGGTGCTATAATTATAACGTTATGTTAACAAATAAGGCTCATTGGGAAACTAAAGGTGACAATGTTCGCCTTTCAATGCCCATCGGAAAGATAGACGTTGAACGCCGTATGGTGTCTGGTTTTGCAACCCTTGATAACGTTGACCGTCAAAATGACATTGTAACAACAGAATCTAGTATAACTGCTTTTAAAAATTTCCGTGGCAACTTACGTGAAATGCACCAACCAAGTGCTGTTGGCAAAATTGTTTCTTTTAAAGAAGACAAGTATTTTGATCCAAGTACTAAAAAGTTTTATAGCGGAGTTTATGTTTCTGCTTATGTTTCAAAAGGTGCACAGAATGCATGGGAAAAAGTTTTAGACGGAACCTACACTGGTTTTTCAATAGGTGGAAATATCAAAGAGTGGGATGACGCTTACGATGAAAAAATAGATAAAACAATCCGTGTAATTAAAACTTATGAATTGTCAGAACTTTCTCTTGTAGATAATCCAGCAAATCAATTTGCTAATATAGTTTCTATTGAAAAAATTAATGGCCAAAACGTAGTTGATGGCTATCTATCAAAAACAGAAATTGAAAATGTATTTTGGGACTCAGAAAACGGTATTGTTATGGTATCTGATTCTGACTCTGCAACAAGTCCAGTAAATGGTAACGTAATGCAGAATATTGGCTTTATAGAAAAAAATGATAAAGATACTGAAAAACTAATAAAATTCTTAGTTGATAGTGCTAAAGGCATTAATACAATTAAGATTACTAAGGAGGTAAATCCAATGACAGAATCAACAAACGCAGTTCTAGAAACTGCAGTTGAAAATGCAGAGGTTGCTCCAGAGGCACAAGCAGCAGAGGTAGTGGCAGAAGCAACAGCAATCGTTGCAGATGTAGCAGAAACCCCTGCAGTCGTTGAAGAGGCACCAGCAGTTGAAGAAATTGCTCTTGCTAAATCAGATGACGCTAGTGCAGAATCTTCTGTTGCAAAAGCAGCAGTTGAAGTAGAGAACGCAGTGGAAAAATCCGCTACAGATGTTAAAGAAGAAGTTGCTAAGGCAGTTTCAGAAATTAATAATTCTCTTACTAATGCCTTTGGCGATCTTGCTGCAACAATCAAATCTCTTAACGAGAAGGTAACAGCAGTAACAAAATCTCTTGAAACGGTAACATCTGATGTTAACGGAATTAAGAGCAACTTTAACGAGTTTGGCAAGCGAGTAGATCTTGTAGAACAAGATACCGCTTTCCGCAAGTCTGGCGATC